TCTTCGGCAAGGACGGCCCGACGGCTGAGTATCTCGTGCGGCTTGATGGTCACGGTCGCAAAGCGCCGTGATCCGCAGACCTGCGATGTCTGCGAGGAGCCATCTGAAAGGGTCTACGCCTTCGGCGCGCTGATCCTCGGCATTGACCTTCGCACCGGCGATCAGATCGTCAACGAACACCGCATCTGTTCTGGCTGCCTTGAAGTCTTGGTTGACCTCGTGCTCCACGATCAGATCCCTCCCGATTGACTACGCCTCTGCCTTCGGGCAGGGGTCTAGGGCTGGAGGTGGCTGGGCGCGAGCCTCCCGCTGCCTGACCTCCTCCAGCCCGCCACACCCTGTTTCGTGCGTGAAATAGGGTGTTGACAAGGGGATTGGTACGGGCGTACTATTACCCCAGAGGGGGCCAAAGGGCCTGCCGGAAAGGAGAGCCTGATGAACGAAGCAGAGCAGTTCGCAAAGATCGGAACGATGAGCAAGGCCGAACTTATCAAGTGGCAAAAGTATCTGGCGAAGAACATCGTTGATATTGAGGGTTCAATCGCTGATACTGACAAATACAGCGAGCGCGTCCCACAGTGGAAGGATGAACACGACGCTCTCAACAACAGGCGCCGGGCTCGTATGGCAACACGCCGACGCCGACTTGCACAGATTGAGCGCAGGATTGCAGAGGTTGAGTCCGGCGCAGTCATCTCAACCACGCCTGTTGCTGAGGACAAGGAAGCAAAGCGAGTGTGGCGCCGGCTCGTTGCAGAAAAGCGCGAAGCATTCCTTTACGCAGAATATTCACGAAAACACGGACTCCGCTCTGAAGGATTTGAGAAGCGCATTGCCGAGATTGACGAGAAGATGAAGGCGATTGCCGGAGGTGGGAAGTGAGGACGATGATCTTGGACGCACTCGCACTCGTAGCATTCATCGCGTCAATGATCCTTCTCCTAGCAGTGGGGTCAATGCGATGAACGACAAACTGAATCTTGACGATCTGTTCGTCGTCATCGGGCAGGATGACGAAGTGAACGCGAAGGTAAAGAAGGCACTCGTCGCAAAGATTGCAGACGAATGGGAAGGGCCTTACAAGCCCAAGCCCGCGAAGCGCCGTAAGGCAAAGAAGGAGGCAAAGTGAAACTCAACCGCAGAACCCAGCCGCTCGTCTACACGCGAGTGGCGATGAAGCCAAAGACCGAAGTGCAGCGCGACCGTGAGGAGCAGGATGCGCTCCTGCGTGACGCGGTGCTGCTCGCGTATGGCTTTGGATTTCTAATCTTCCTGTTTTTGGTCATCCGCTAATGCCGGTTTACGAATACCGCTGCGGCGATTGCGGGGCGCGTGAGGAGCACACTCACTCAATCAAGGAGATCTACAACCCGAGGTGCGCCAAGTGTGGGCGATGGATGCGGATGGTCTACACGCCCGCCGCATCGGTGTTCATCGGCGAGGGCTGGGCAAAGAAGGATCGGCAGAAGAAGGAGGCAAAGTGAGCAATCGGTACGAGTTCGTGAAGGCAGAGCAGCGCAGCCCTGAGTGGTTCGCACTCAGGAAGGACGGCATCACGGCGACGGAGGCGGCGGTCATCGCCGGTCTCTCGCCGTACAAAACTCCCTATCAACTGTGGGCAGAGAAGCGTGGAGCCTACACGCCTGATCCAGTCGGGCCAGCCGCCGTGCGCGGCATCCTGCTTGAGAGCACGGTCGCGGAGTTCTACGAGATGGAGACAGGTCGTGAACTGCGCCGAAGCAACGGCATCGTGAGGCTCAAGGACATCCCGTGGGTGATGGCATCGCTGGATCGCACCATCGTCGGCGAGGAGGGGCTGGTTGAGATCAAGACGAGCACCTCGCCGCGCTGGAGCCTGTACCCCGTCCCGCCCGAGGTAGAAGCCCAAGTGCAGTGGCAGATGTTTGTGACGGGCGCACCGTGGGTGGATGTGGCAGCCCTCTTGGGCGGCCTCGTCTTCCGCATTGAGCGCGTGGTTGAGGACTTTGAGTTTCAGACGCGGCTCTACCAAAAGGCAATCGCCTTCAGGGATTGCGTGATGAACGGCACGCCACCGGCGCTGCAAGGCGAGGACTCCGACGCGCTGGCTGCGGTCATCCCGTGGTCGGGCACCGATGAGTTGGCGCAGGCGAACGATGGCATTGAGCGCGTGGCTGCGCTCTACGCCGAGAAGCAGTACGAGTCCAAGTTGCTGGATCAGGAGTTGCAGAATCTCGCGATCTCACTCAAGGAGGCGATTGGCGAGAAGGCAGGCGTCTACGGCGAAGGCTGGCAGGCGACTTGGAAGCAGAACAAGCCGACCGTCAAGACGGATTGGGAGGCGGTGGCAGAGGTCGCAAAGGCGGTCGCGCCGGACACCTACGAGTTGGCGCTCAAGACGCACACCGTAGAAAAGCCTGGGGCACGGGTCTTCAGGTTCAAGACAGAGGAGGTGGACAAGTGAGCAGAGACATCGCAGCGGCGCTGGCAGCGCCATTTGACGCAAAGGATCTCAAGACGCGCCCTGGGCGATCAGGAATGACCTACACCTACGCAGATGTGCGGGCCATTGACACGAGGCTTGATGAGGTCTTCGGCACGATGGGGTGGTCATTCTCTTGGGAGGTGGTAGATGCGGCGAACGCGGTTGTCCGTGGTCGGCTGATCGTCAGTCACGAAGGAGCGCAGAAGACCATTGAGGAGGCTGGCTATCCGAACGCCGCAGGGCGAGACGAGGAGCCGCTGAAGTCCAGCGTGACAGATAGTCGCCGCAGGGCAGCCGCCGCACTTGGCATCGGCAGGAGCCTCTACAGCCCAGAGAGGGGTCAAGCCCCAGCACGGGCGGCAGCGCCCGTCAGAAGCCCGCAAATGGGCACGCCAGAGGCTTCTGTGAGGGCCTCCGACGATGACATCTTGGCGGCACAGGCGGCGATCATCTTCGCGCAGGGCGTGACCGATGATGCCTGCTCGCACGGCGAGGCGTGGCAACTCAAGCCAGGCGGCGTGAGTAAGGCGAGCGGCAAGCCGTACCAGCCATTCTGGGCGGCGAGCCACAAGGCTCCTGACGGCTCGTGGTGCAAGGACAAGCCAAGCATCAAGTGGATCGCAGGCAAGAGCGCACCGGCACCGAAACTCGTGCCTGAGGATTCCCTTGAAGAGTTGCCGTTCTGATGCGAGAGAAGGATATGGGAAAGCGGATCACTACTGGGCACGACTGGAGTGAAGTCGTGGGAGAATATCTGCGAACCCAGGGCATCCCCTGCGAGGTTCCCCCCCTCACCTTCGCCAAGACGGAAGAGGAGCGCGAAATCTACGCGGTGATGGAAAAGGACATCATCCTTTGGGATGGGTCAGTGCTAGAGGTCAAGTCTCAGAGTCGTGAGTTCGGCGCTCAGCCGACTCAGTACGCCTGGGATCACTTCATCGTGGACACCATTGGCTACTTCCTGAAAGATGTCACGCCAATCGCCTATGTCTTCGTCTCTCAGCCAACCGGCGCGATGCTCACGCTCAACACGAACACCGAAGCCTCGTGGTGGGAGGAGACGATCACAGACCAGCGAGATGGCGTGCCGTCTAGGTCGCTCATCTCGGCAAAGGCGAACCTGCGAACGATGGCAGCACTCATCGCGCACCTGCGAGGCCGCTACGAGGCGAGCCTCGGCAACCAGCCGTTCTAGGAGGCACAAATGGCGTGGATCAAGAAGGACACGAGGACGCTGAAAGACCCGAAGATCGTAGAGTTGCTCGCCCAACCGAAGGGGGCGGAAGCCTATGTTCTCTGGGATGCGGCGCTCTTTGAGGCGTACCATCAGACCCCGAAGGGGGAGTTCGCGAACGAGGCGCACCTCAAGGCGTGCGTCGCCGGCGTTGCGGACATCAAGCATCTCAAGAGGCTGCTCGGCCTCGGGCTGCTCACGAGGGGCGAGGGCGGCTCTATCATCGTCACGAACTGGGGGAAGCATCAGGCTGACCCTACAGCGGCAGCCAGAAAAGAACGCTACAAGAACGCACACGGAACGGAGTTGGAACGAAATCAGAACGCTCTAGATAAGAATAGAACAGAACAGAGAGAGAATAGACTCTCTTATTCTAAGAGCGGGATTGCGAGTATTGGCGAGATTCTGGCTCAAGGAGGGAAGAAATGACAGGCAAGGAGGATATGTTGATCCTTGCAATCCGTGCCTTTGTGCAGGAGTATGGATACGCGCCAACGGTTCGGGAGATCTCTGAACTGATGGGGATCGGTCACGGGACAGCCCAGCGGCTGCTCCAAAGCCTTGCCGATAGTGGCAAGATTGAGAAGCGAGACCGCGTAGCCCGCGGCTATCGCATAAGGGGGTTGTGATGGCATTCACAGACTTGGTGCAATGGGCCGCGATGTGCGGCTACGAATACAAACAGATCCTCAAGACCGAGCACGAGACCTGGGTGGTCGTGATCGC